ATTAAGTATCATATGGCGAATTACATTCTCATCAATTGCTAGTTTTTGTACCATAATATTGGCAATAGCAATTCCATTATAATCAATAATAATCATTTAACGCTCCTTTGAAACCATTATAACACAGTTATAAAAGGATGTACACAGTTAATTTTTATTTATTACAACTAAATATTCATTTTGTGCATAGAAACCATCATACATAAGTGAAAAGGTATCTAAGAATTCAGTAACACCTGGGAATAATCCATAGTCATGAAATAGAGCAAATCCATTTTCTTTCAGATGATTCCAACATAGTAACGTATCTTTACGTAAAGCGTCATATGTATGCTTAGCATCTATGAATACAACACCATATTCTTTATCAAGAGTAATCTGTTTGGAATCTTCTTGTATAAACTCTAGTCTAGATAGATAGTCTGCCGGAAGATATTGCACATAATCTTTTATCTTATGTTGTACATCAACACTCGTTATTTTACGTGAAGTTCCGGCAGTTGCATGAAGCATAAGAATAGTAGAGAATCCTTGCCCGATCTCTAATATATCACCATCTGTATTTTTAATAAAGTTTTCGAGGAAGTTATATTCCCCGTCACTCATTTGTCGTAATGGTTTAAAGTCTTCAAGTTTTTTCAGTAATTTTACCTAATGTAAATGATGATGGTAATAATACTTTACCTTCAGATATCAGCCGTTGTCTATTTGCCATATGCATTTCTTCAAGAGCATCTTTTGAACCACCATTATATGGTACTGCATGACCTTCTTCTATTAATATCTCAGTCACTAATCTTTGTACACCGCCATGTTGTACTTTAAAGTCACCAAGAACTCTGCCAAACTTACCGCGTTCGTCTTCACCGTGACGATCTTTTGTGGTACATAGAATGCATTCATCGCCTTCTAATAGTTGTTTTAATCTGTTTTTAGCTGCAAGGCCAAATACTTTTTCATCTAGATCTCTTGTACGAGATTCAGGAGTATCAATACCCATGACTCTTACACGTTCATCTCTTATCCAGATACCAAATCCTAGATCGATATTCACATCAACTGTGTCACCATCTACAACTCTATCTAGCTCTGCGTTATATTCATACATTTCTTATACTCCAAAAGATTCGCCACACCCGCATTGGGCCTTGGCATTGGGATTTATTACTTTAAGGTAGGATCCACCTAATTCTTCGACATAGTCTATAGTACAGCCAAATACAAACATCTCAGCCATTGGATCTAACCATAGGTTATCGACTGTAGGGTCTGCATCTGTTGTACCCCATTCATATTGAAAACCAGAACATCCACCACCTTTGACAGATAGTGATACATTTGGATCGCCTACTTTTTGCATATAGGCTTTTGCATTTTCTGTTAATTCTAATATTATCATCTGAGTCCAGCTACGTGCTTTCCATGGATCTTACATCCAATAAAATTATTATAATATTCGTCGCTCAATAATACATTACGATCAAATTGCTCTCGTGCTTCTAGATATGACATTTCACCTTTTTTATTACAAAGATGCAATATTATTCTTTCAAATCTATTTTCATTAGAGTTTTCAACTAACTGCTGAAGTTCCTCATTTGAACCATAGTATGTCTTCCAATCTGATTCAACAACTTGGATTCTACGCCTAGCTTTACCTTTCAACGGTTTTAGCTTACGTGTATTCCAAAATAATTTCTTACCAACATACTTTTTGTTAGCCGTTAAATCGGTTATGAGATAGACAAATCCAATATATTCTTTTGGAGCTTCATCATATAATTCACTATCATAATACCACATGCTACTATTTATACGTCGTATTCATCTTCCATATCTAGAAGTACAGGTCTAGTATTTTCACCACATATTGGACAAAATTCTGGCTCTTCTCTCGAAACGATATGACATTCTTCACTACATACGTCGCATTCTACAATATAAGTATCCATTAAAAGTCAATCTCACATGCGCCACCTTGGCAGGCAACGGCTCCAATAGTATCTACGTCAGTATATTTCTTTTCAGTAAGATCATCTGTCCATACAATTGGTACAAAGTTTTTATTAATCTTTTCCCATTTATGTAATAGATGAGAATCTTTTAAGCAATACTCAGCCATCTTCATATCAGACTTAAGATAGTTGTCTGCAAAATTATTAAACCTGCGAATCCAATCGCGCTTAATACTATTAGCTGAATTATCCAATGAGATATCGTCACCGTAACCTTGAGCAGTTGCACAAGCAGTCCATAAGTTATTAAAAGCACTAAGAGCGTCAACCACAAGCCCGCTAGCAAATATAGCACTTGTTCCATATTTCTTTACCATTTCTTTTGCTGATATTACACTTGTATTCGGCGCTTGATTGAAGTCTTTATCTCCAGTCATAGAAAGAAATGATATTCCAGCAAATGAATGTCTATTCTTATATACGTATTCTTCTACTTCATGCCAATCATCTACGAGTATTGTATTAGATACATTATGTCGTACGCCTTTATCAGCACATAATTCTATATTTGTTCCGGCATTTACCCAATGCTGTTGAACAAGTTTAACCTTTTCAAGATGGTCAACACCAATCAGATCCTCTTTTACATAAGAACCTTTCTTTGGAATGATAGGAAACGACACAACAACATCACTGTTTGTTGCAGACCATACACTATCTTCGACCATATAAGGATTTGCTTTTTGTATTGCCTGAGTTACTTCAGAATCTTTTGTCATTTGTACATTTCGTATGTACATTTGAGAATGTTCTGCGTGTATTCCAGATGCGGTTTGTAACAGAACACTTGCATTACCAGATGGTTTAACACAAGTAGTACGAGCTGCTGCATTAATACCGAGTAGTGCTGCAACTTCTTTATTAATTTCTTTAACTATCTTAGCACCTTTTTCAAGGACTTTTTTATCAAATAATACATCTGGATTATTCATCCAACCTGTAATAGAAACACCGATGAGTGCTTCACGATCAAAGATCTTTTTACTTGTATCTGATAGGAATTTAAAATCTGTATAGCCAGCTTGCATTGTACCAAGAATAGATCCGGCTCTACATGCTTTATAGAAGTCTTCTTCTGTATGACACATGCCGCCATTGATCTCAGTGAGGTTACAACCTTGCCAACCAGACTTACCTTTGATTTGTGGATACATACCAATCTCAACACATGGATTAGTTGTATGCTCAGTACTTTCAACGAAAACAAAACCTGGTTCGCCAAATTCACGTACTGATTGCATAATATGACCGAACTGTTCTTTAGTTGTTTTGTCTCTTACAATGACTGCACTGTTGTTTGATCTACCACGTTGTGGATTATCTACAAACCAATTGCCAGTCTTTGCTGTCATCATTTCTTCGTCAGTAGGCGAAAATAAACATATAGTAGCAGAACGGCGCACGCCCCCAGAAAGGACTGCGTCAGCAGCATGCATGCAAATGTCATATACATTAATAGGGCGTAAAGCTGTTGGATTTTCATTGGTTAATACTATGTCCTGTAATAAGTGTTCTATTTTATCGAGAGCTAGTCTTAATCCTTCTGGACCAGGTGCTTTAAATCCACCTGATATCTTTGCACCTTTTGGTCGTATGAGACTTAAATCAAAGTAAATCCTTCGACCTGCATAATCTGGGCATTTACCACCACCTACAAAATATGATGACATAAGAACATCAACAGCAGTTGCCCAACCTTCGATTGAATCTTCTACGATATGACTCTTAGGTTGTTTTGTACGTAGTGTAACTTTAGGAAGTTTTTTAACGTGATGTGCCTGTACAGAGAAACCAGCACCAGCACCACATAATAACATATAGAATATTTCACCAAAGAACTCTGCACGATCTGCATATGTAGATGTACAGTTATACATTCTCATCTGATGTTTTAAGATTTGATCTCCGCCAAACTGCAAAGCACGCTGAGCACCAAGAACTCTTTGTTCTTTATATGCCTGACGTGCTTCATCAATATACATCTGAAGTCCATTATCGCCTTCATTCTGTTCGGCGTAATATCCTTCGTGCATTCCTATGACTCGGTCAACGGCCTCATCCCATGTTTCGTAACGTTCAAGTTCATCATTAAATCGTGAATATCCATCGTAAAATTTAGCTTCTGACAAAAGCTTTCGTGTGTCAACATTGGGTGTTGCCATTACATTTTCCTAACTATGTTTGTTATTACTATTATATATCACTGTTAGGATTTTGTAAACAGCTAATTGTGTATCTTTTGGGATACTTTCATAATAAAAATAAGTTTATTTTTCTTTTATTTCTGGTACCGGAGGTTCAAGTGATTGTTCATAATATAGTATGATATCTTTCTGTTGTAGTATATATCTACGCATATCTGCTATGTCCATTGCAAGGTTCTCATAACCCTGAGGTGACACAGCTATGAATGCTAAGAGACCTTCATCTTCTTTAAACTTAACCATGAATTCATCTAGGTTCTTTTCAGATACAACATACCATTTTACATCTGATAATACCAGTTGTTTAGGTCTCGCCTGTATTGGAATATTGTTTTTTATAACCGAAGTGTTTGTAACAACTATCGGTTCAGGGCTTCGCCCCAGACACCCTGTCAGGGTCAGTGTCAGCCCTAAGGCCATCAAGTAAACGTACCACCGCATTATTTATTCTTCCTTCTAGTCCATATGGATCTTCAATTGCGCTTTTCATAAGATTTACTTTTGCAAACTTAGCTTGTAATGTATCACTATAGGCTTCTGCAACCTGTAATCTTTTTGATAAAGCTTTATTTAATTCTTGGGATTGATTTTGACTTGCAAGCATTGATGCTATTGTTGCATCTTTAGTTTCATTTGCTACTAAAAGCTTGGCATTGTTTTCACGTAGTGTAGCTATTCTTACTTGACTATCTATATAATATGCATATCCACCGTAACCAACTCCGCCGATAATACCCATTATCAGTAGAAATATATAAATTTTCAACATCTAATTTTCCTCGGCAAATTGCCTAAATCGTTTTAACATAACTGGTTGCTTATCTTTTCTACGTCGACGATCAGTTACATTCATTACTTTGAGTCTCGGTCCAGCGTTAGGTGCCATGTCAACACCGCCTTGACCTACTGCATTACCTGGAACTTCTTCATTATATGTTGAACTTCTTCGAAGAGTTCTTAGATTAGCTTTATTTTTCTTAAGATCTTGTTTAGTCTTTACAAGATCTATTTTATTTTTAATCTTTTGATTTTTCTTTTTAGCTCTATCTAATTTACCCTTTGTAGTAACTCTGCTGGCTACACCTCTTGCTAATCGACTTATAACCGCTGGACCTTTTTTACCAAAAAATAAACCTTCATCTACCTGTGTATCAAGATAGTCAGACATATCATCAAGACGAGACACGGCAGTTGCAACTTTATTTGTCCACCATGTAGGAAGACTGTCTTCATCACCGAGTT